CTCTTTAACGATCAGGCAGCGGTTAATGCGGCTCGTATCTTTAACGCAGAGCAGGGCAACGACATGGCTATGTTCTATGACGAAATCCTGTTCCAGGCCCAGCGCTACAATACCGAAATGATTAACAGTATGCGCCGCTTTAATGCAGGTGAGATCAATGATGCATCTGAGTTTAACGCAACCATGGCGGATGGTCGTGAGCGGTACAACTCCACCATGCAGTACAATATTGATAAGTATAACAGTGATTGGCGTCAGCGGGTCACAGAAGCAAACGCAGGCATGAAGTATGATGCGTATGCTGCCGATGTTAAGAACGCTACAGACATTAACCAGGAAAGCCTTAATCGCATCTGGGATCGTGTAGATAGCATGTTGGACTACTACTTTAAGGGCGCTCAGACGGAAGCAGAACTTGATGCCCGTGTGCTTATGGCAGAGATCCAAGCGGCTGCAGGTAGCAGTAGTGATAGCAGCGGTATGTGGGGTGCTATCGGTAGCATCGGTGCAGCGTTGATTACGTCTTCGGATATTCGCCTAAAAGAAAATATTGAATTTAAGGGCATAATTAATGGTATCAGAACCTACACCTGGGATTGGAATGATGAAGCCAAACGCATCGGCGCAGATAAGTGTCCAACAGTAGGTGTGATTGCCCAAGAAATTCAGAAAATACACCCAGATGCGGTTACCGAAGACGAACACGGTTACCTACTGGTTAACTACGGGAAGCTATCATGAACTTTAATGACGCCGTAACCAAGTCCATCAAAAACTTTATGGACGGTAAAATGCCTAAAAATCTCACAGAAGTAACTGACGGTGAGATTATGTACACGCCAGAGTACTTTGATGGTTTTGCAGAAAGCCTGAAGGAAGATCCTGCGCCAGAAGAAGAAGAGGACGAAGATGAGATTTGAAGCCCCCATTCCTGGTGCTAATCTAGTAGCAGATACCCGCAATTACCCCTGGCATCGTCCACCTGATCTTACTGACTACGATGAAGCTGTCGCCTATATGATCGACAGGATCACGCAGGAAGAACAGGCAGAACTTCTATATTCCCTGCTAGAAATTAAAACACCTGTCACTGCCATTGTGTCTGGTTTGCTTATGCAAGCTATCGCCAAGGGTAAGTTTCAGATTGATCTTGCAATCCTAATTGCTGGTCCAGTAGCCCGATACATTCAGATTTGGGCAGATGATGAAGAATACAACTATGAGATGGGTATTAATAACCCTGATCGTATTCGTATGACACCAACACTTCTTAAAGTAGCGCTGGGCATTATTGATGATGATGCTCCAGAGCAGGAAGCTATGCCTGCAGCTATGCCCGCTGGTGGCTTAATGGGCGCACCAGAAGATCCTGTAGAAGGTCAGGCTTCCGAAGATGAACAGGCTGCTATGCTTGGCATGATGGCAGATGAACCCGTAGAAGAGGAGCAGCCAGATGGCCCGTTGGCGTAATGTAAATCCTGCATCATACAGACCTAAGAGTAATGCATTAGGTGAGTTGGCAACTGGTTTTGCTAATGTCTACGTTCCTGCTACCCTCAAGAAGGCGGAACTAGACGACAAGCGAAAGTACGACGAAGAAAAGCTTAAAAAAGCTAATGCTGCCGCTGCAGCAAAGGCCGCTGCGGACCAAGATAAAAAAGATAAAAAAGACAAGGACGCAGCCAATGCTATTGTTGCACGTCTAGCAGGTGTTGCTGGTGTGGATGCGGGTTCTGTTACGTCTGCAGGATTTAATACAATCTTAACAGACATCCAAGTTTTTGGGGCGGACAAGGCGTATGAAACCTACGTCAGTAATGATGGCCCACTAGCGGTTAACCCTAAAGGATTTTTTAGTACTTCTAGCGCACTAACCGCAGAACCTGTTGTTCCGCCCGCCTCCGATAGTACAGCTACTGCTACAGTAGACCCCGTCGTGCCTCCTACAGTGGAGCCTGTTGTAGAACAGACGGATGCCCTTTTATCTCAAAGCGGTGATAGCGGACAAAGTGCCGTAACCCCTACGGGAGATGCTCCTGCGCAATCTGTAGACAATCTAGAAGCTACAGGCCCCGCTACAGACCCCGCTGCAGAGGTAGTACCTGAAGCTAAAACTGACACAGGCCCTGAGCCTTTATTCCAGACACGTCTACCTGACATCATGGAAGCTAAGACAAAGTACAATACTCCAGAACTTGCTTCTGAGTATGCTGCGCAGCTTCGTATTAAAGCAGGTACGGACAGTCGCTACGCAGCTTTAGCTGATAGCATGGAGCAATGGTCTGCAACCCTATCTGTTCAGAACCCCACCTTTGAGGATCTGTCTGGTATGGAGGTAAGTGATCTTGCTGGACTTATTAAGTCTCCAAACATTTCACCTGCCTCTAAAGCTGACGCACAAATATTGTTAGATAGTAAAGGCAAGAATGTACCTTGGGGAGATATCACAGAAGCTAATTATGCAGGCTTTCAGCAGCAGTACCCTGATCAAGCTGATCAGATTTTAAAAGTTGCCCAGGCTAGTGCCAGAGGCATTATGACTGTTGAAGAAATGAATGGCCTACCATTAGCAGTACTTAAAGGTATGCAGGCAGGTGCGGGTACTTCTCCAGATATGCTGGCTTCTCTAGAAACAGTTATCAAAGAGAAAGAAACAGAGTTCTATAGAAGTTTGTCAGGTATGACCAATGATAAACTCATAGGTATAGCAAATAACTCACTAGCGTATGACTCAGAAATTAGGAGGACTGCAGAAAGAATTGAATATGCTAGAACCGCAGCAAAATTTAATACAGCATCTCTGGATAATCTAAGTGTTGAAGTCCTACGGGTTATGCAAACAGACAGTAATATTAGTCCAATTAATAGAGATCTGATCAGAGAGTTTGCCGACGCAAAAGCTAAGAAATTGGAAGAGACTTCTAAGAGCTTCAGAAGTTATGCAGAAAACGTGAATAGTGTAGCAGAAGCACAGACAGCGCTAGAACTAGCAAGTTCAGAGAATGCGCCTGAAAGCGTCATAACACAACTTAATAACCTTCTAGACAATCAGGTTAAGCTAAAAACTAAGTCAGACTTAATCGCTGCAGGCTTCGATACAGCGGCAGTTATTGATGCGGTTATTACGCTACAGGATGGAACTAAAGATTACATCCTAGCACGACGGGATAGTGAAGGTGGCCTAACTCCTGTAGAACCAGATTTGCAAGGCAAAGGTACTGTGTCCTTGATGTCTGAAGTTCAGCTAGATGCATTTAAAACTGCCCGTACTGAAGTTCAGAAATACAGCATGGAACTAGCAACACAAAATGCTAACCTTGCAGAGGCTCTACGTAACTCTGAACTTGCCATATCTATTGCCACTAATAACGAAATGGTGCGTAACGCAGGTGGCGATTTTGCACAGTTTATTACAAGCTCAATTCGTGGCACGGAAAGTGTACTAACCGTAGCAGAAAACCTGTTTAAAGGATCTGCTATGCAAGGTAAAAACGCAGATAACGGTGATCCCGAAACATACATTACAGAAGACCAGTTAGTAGAAGCTATGAAGGCAAAGGGCCGTGATCAAAGCTTCCTAGATGCTATCGTATCACAAGACGTACAAAATCTTGCGGATGATACAGCTAGGTTTGAAGCAACTATGATCATCCTAGCATTCAGAGCAGGTCGCATCGAAGGTCAGTCTGGCAATGCAATGTCCAACAAAGACTTTGAGCGTCTGACGCAGATGCTAGAAACTCAGGGCAGCGTTAAAGCCTTTGAGCAAAACCTGCGGGATTACATGCGGTCTAAAGTACAAAACTATGATGATAGGGTTGTAGCCACACTTAATACAAATCCAAACTTTGCAGGATTTAAAAACCAGTACGGGTTCTATCCAACGGCGACACCGCTAAACTTCACTGAGTTTGTAAAAACTCGTAATGAGCCAACGCTTACGACAGCTTTTTCCAATACGATGACTGCACAACCTGTAGCACCCGTCGTTAAGCCTACGCCACCAGAAGTACCAGAAATTGTACCTGGTGTGATAATTACGCAGGCTATGGCAGATAGAGATCCAAGGCTTAAAAACTCGATAGGAAAACCTGTAGATTTCCAACGTAGCGCAGACGGAACATACGAACCCGTGATTGGAGAATAAAATGGCAGGTTTTACACTAGAAGAACTGGGCGTCTCTACTGAGGAAGATGAAACTCAGGACGATGTTGTTGTAGAGCCTACAGTAACTAAAGAGCCTGAGCCTGCTGTTAGCACAGGATTTACATTAGAAGAGTTAAATGGTTCACAGCCTAGTGCTGCGGCTCCTGAGCCTGTCGTTGCTGCAGAGCCAGAAACTATTGATCCTGCAGTACAGCAAGAAGCTGCAGATCGACAAGCCATGATCAAAATGATGGGTGTAGATCCGTTTACAGGTGAAGTAGTTAATGACAATCCTGTAAGCATGATACCAGGGATATTGGATATCAATGAGGAAGCTTCCGCTGAGTTTGATAGGCTTAAAGGTTTATACCCAGAGTTCTTCCCTACGGATTTTCAGGTAGAGACAGATAGGCCTTGGTATCAATTTGGGTTCGGAGAAAAGCCAACAGAAAGAGTTCGTGGCACTGCAGCGGACAAAATATTTACATATTCTGATGGACGCCAACAAGTAGCCCCCTCTGACTATCAGATGATTACGGATGAAAGTGGTGTGGAAGTTTTAGTTCCTGGTAACGCTACTGCGGAACAAATTGCACAAGCTAAAATGACAGGTGTGTTTACGGACACTGCAGAGCTTCCTGAGTTGTCTAGAAGCATGTACGATAGCTTTGCTGCAACTCCAGAAGGTCGTGAAGCCGCAATGCGTCTATATGAGTCTTACGTTGCTTTAGGTGAGACAAGCGCATTAGGACAGCCTACCTATAAAGGGAAGGCCATCCCTATTCCCGACATTCTACCCTTTACTGATCCTGGCTTAGATTTCACGGACAATATTGATGATGGTATTATCCAGGGCGCTAAGGGCCTTGTGCAGGTACTGGCAGCGGGGAATGATTATCTAAATGCTTTAGGCAACGATATTGCTAACTCTGCGATAGATGCCACGGAAGAAATCACAGGCATGGATATCGGTGATATCGACATGACATCTGATACCGTCGGATTTGTTGATGATGTATTCCCTTCGCCTCCAATGGACTCAAACAGTCTTCTTGATAGTGTGGCTTTAGAAGGCTCCCAACTTATTGTAGGGGGTTCTGCAGGTACAAAGGTAGGCAATTGGTTAGAACGGGGATTGAGCCGTATTTCTGCCAAACTAGGCGGTGTGAGCAACGCTGCAGAAGCCTCTCAATATCTTATGCGGTATGCGCCTAAAGTAGCATCCACTACCAAGATACTTAGTACTGAAGCAGGCATGGCTGCGGCGTTAAATCCTGACATTGAAACTTTGTTTATAGGTGAAAACGCCATGTTGCCGTTGTCGCAAGGCATTACGGTAGACCCAGAAGATCCGCAGTACAAACAGATAATGGCTAAAAAGGCTAACATCCTAGCGGATGCATTGTTTGGCGCACGAGTTCTGCAAACTGGCGTTGAATCCGCAGTAGCAGCTACAAAAGTTGTGTATCTGTTTTCTGGTGCGGGTACTATTACAGGTGTACTTAGTAAAAATTCACGGCAGGAAGCTTTCGTTAATAACGTATTAGACCAGCTTGCGGTTGCGGCAGAGCCTGGTGCTTCTGCGCAACGAGTTAACCAGATTAAAAGAGAGTTGCTCCAGTACATCTCAGATAACAAAGATGTTATTATGGAGGTCGATGGTAAACAGGTTGAGATTGGTCTAAGCACTCTAGCAGCCGTACAACGGGCAGTTAAAAACAATGATACTGAAACCGCACGTCGTATTATTTCAGCAGCCCGCACAATAGAACAAGGTGTTATCGGCAACAAGAACACTACAGGTGAGCTTGCTACTGTACAGGGTCGTCCGTCCCAATCTCTTGTTGATGAAACAGGGGAAATGGTGGAAGCCCGTGGCGGTAGTGATGCGGTAAACCAGACAGGGGATATCCTGCGAGAAGAAGCTAACGCACCAATCATTGACGCTCAGAAAGGTGTTGCTGCAGCGGAAGCAGAGGCCACAAACTTTAGCGCACGTATTGCAGAAGAAGTTGATAATGATCCTTTCTTTGGCAACAAGATTGAGCAGCTAAACGATTTAGATGGTGTGTCTATCGTACTTGATAAAAACGCAAGTATGGACAGCATTGTTAATAAATTGCGCCAAGCTAATACAGTAATGACGCAGAAAAAGGACGAACTGTTTGGTAAAATCAAAGGTGGTCGTCTAAATCTTCGTAATGCAGAAGGTCAGCAGTTTGGGGAAATCCTATACGAAAGACTTTCTGTACTTAACAAATCATTCTTAGACGCAGGCAATCCCAAGAAGCCAGGAAACAGTCAGCTTGGTGATTTACTTGCCGTTGTTAGTGAGATGGATGAAGCTGACGCTATTAAGTTTTTGAGTAACAATGTTACATTCCAAGACTTGTACACTAGCGTAAGACCAAACCTTGTAGACACATTATCCCGACTTGAACGGGATGGTAGTTTTGAGGCAACTTCGGCATTACAAAATCTCTTGGAAATAAAACGTCTAATTGATGATGATGCGATTGAGTACCTGAATGAAACAGGACAGATCCGCAAGATTGCTTCTGCCGCAGAGGCTATGGATTACTACAAGAATGAGTTCTCACAATACTGGCGAGACGGTGGGGTTCTACAAGAACTTGATCGTGTAAATAACTCTTCTGCAGGTCGCTTAGACTTACCAGGGCCACTGGACGCTACCCGTCAGCAGGTTGAGGGCGCACTTACAGATGCTAATCGCCTTCAGGGTAGCAACATGATTGACACCTTAATGCTACCCGATGCGGGTGGCAGTGTGGATGATGTAGTAGATTACGTTATTGCAGATGCTGTGGTTGCTTTGGATACACAGGCAGGTAAAGCGCTTAATGAAGTAGACTTTGCTGGAGTGCGTCAGAAGCTAATGGAGCGGGCAAGTCTTTTAGACGGAAATCCTGCTACAAAGCCTGCAGCCGATCAAATCAGGTCTTTCCTGCGCACAATGACACGGATGCAGAATATTTCTCCAGAGCTTGCTGCTAGGATAGACACTGCAAAAGCTAAACTATCAGCAGCAGAAGAACAGTTGCAGACCAGTGCGCTTAATCGTTTCTTTGCAGGTTCTACAGGACAGGCGCTACCTAATACGCAAGCTGTTTTAGACAATCTGTTTGCAGACAAGCAGTCTTTGGGACAGGTTGATGGAAAGCCTGCAGGACAGCTTGTAGACATATTAAATCAAGTCGATGCTATTGCAGATCCTGCACGTCGTGAGGCCACTCAAAAAGGTATAGAAGCTTCGTTTAGTAACTTCTTTAGAGAGCGGTTCCTGATAGCAACACGGGAGATGCCAGATCAACGAGGTGTTAGCGCTGCTAAGATTGAGCAAGAACTTGGTGGAGTTACTAACTTTTTAGACAAAGCCCGCCTGGTATACAAAGATCAACCTGAAATTGCAGAAGCGTTTGAGACATATCTAGACTTGATGGGTATTCAGGTGGGTACTAGAAAAGCAACGTCAGGTGCAGGTAACTCTATTACTGCGGATAAGACTGAGGCTATAGCAGCCGCAAACAAGCTGGTTACTCTGACATTTGGTGCCTTGAGCAGAATAGGTGCTAGGGTTCGGGCCAGTTTTACAGGTTTTATTAATGACAAAATAAATCCTGCAGCTTCTGTGCGTCTAGGCGAAACCCTACTGTCTAATGCTGACGAGTTTTTGGAGATTGCTAGAAAGGTAATACCAGACCCTGACAAAGGTATGTCTCAGGAACAGATGGATTTACTATACGCTTGGGCAATTAGGTCAGGTATATACAGTGAAGAAGACGAAAGCTCTGAGCAGGACTTTATGATGTCCTTAATTGAAACTGCAGCAACAGTTGAAGGTGCGGTGCAACAAGGTAAGAAGAATATCGAAAGTCAAATGCTAAACCTTCTCCCACAATAAAGAAAACCCCCTAGTAGAACTAGGGGGCTTCTCACTAAACTTGAAAGGGCAGTGACCAAACCGCCTTCTCATGTTTATTATATAAGAAATGCAGCCTCTGGGTCAATGGCCTGGGGGCTTTTTTATTCCTTTTTTTGCTCTTCAGCCTGTTCTTCAGGTTTGGAGTTATTTTGGTATACGTTAATGTCAAAGATAGACTTGTTCAGCATCCAGTGCATTGCTGCAATGTTGTTTAGGCTGGAATTAATAGTTAACCCGCCATTCTCAGTAAGACCCAGGATCATTACAGCCTCTAGTGGGTTGCTTTGTGCGTCTTCAAACGCTTTTTCTACTGCTTCTGTCATAGTATACTCCTATATAGTTGCGACAAAGATTATTTTATCTTTTGGGATGTTGAAGAACCGTTCTCCATGCCTAATCTTAACATTAGAAACTTCGACGGTAGGTGATGCGAGAATTGTCTTACGGCTTACAACAGCGGCATGAGTAAGGCTGTTATTGAAGACCATAAACTGCGTAGGTTTGTCTAAGAACTTTTTCTTGCGCAAAGGTATGTGCAAGCTGTCGAATTTAAATGCCACACCGTGCCAAGGGCGCTTAACCTCAACCTCACAGTAGAACTTCGTATCATCTTTAGAACAGATAAGATCTACAGCGTATTCGTCAGGGTTATCCTCACAAGAATACCCTTGCGAGGTCCAAAAGGCTTTAGCTTTTGTGCGGGCTGCTTCATCAAACTTTTCAAAGTCATCCTTTTGAAACTCTTTGTACATGACAACTCCTGTTTTCAAAGTATGCGGCGTTAAAGCCCCGCAACCACTCTTTGTAGAAAGTGGAAGCGGTTCTGTAGTTGCAGGTCAGCCGCCCGTCGAAGAAGGCTTGGTAGCCTTCCTCAAACGGCTGTACTCTTAGGCGGTCAGATCTACGATTTCGCATGAGTCACCTGAGCAGGCCATTGTTTGACTACCAGAGGTGTTATCCTCTGCTTCATAAGCTGCAAGCTTGGTCCAATCGATACTTTCAGGCATGATAGATAGCATGGCTTCGTAATCTGATTTTCCACAGTCCTGATAGGGAGCTTGCTGGTAGGTATGCTCTGCGAATGGCAGGAATGAGACACCCGACATTTCATCGAAATTCTCGTAGACAAATGCGCCCACAGCCATCCATTCAGAACTTTTTACGTTTATAGTCACACTAGGCTTATGTTCGGCCCATGATCGTTGATAAGCCAGCCACATTTTTAACTGGTCAATTGCAGACATATCTGCAGTCACCACGCATCCTTCTGGAGCTTTAACAGGGAAGCTAAACACGGTGGTTTGATCAGGCTTAAAGGCCTCTGGCTCATTAGGGACACCTTGGTCCTTCATGAACTGCGTAAGTGGGTCTTTGTTGTCACCACGAACAGTACGGATGTAGTAGGGGCTGTGACGAGCGTGTATTCCAGAAGCTGAATTTGTAAGCTGCGAAACTGTACCACTTGGTTTGACGCAAGTTATAGCAGCCGACACTTCAATACCTAATCTATCAGCCCATTCCTTGTTGGTATCTATTGCGCATTGTTTTAGTTCTTCAAGTAATGCGTTCAGGTCACCCTCTTTGCCATTCGTCAGGGTATTGTCCATTATCCCTGTGAGTGACACGCCCAACAAGCGCTCTTCGGCTGTATTTCTAGCCCACACTTTTCGCAGGTAGGGGAACTTGGTAAAGGTAGATTGAACCGTTCCCAGTATTGTTGCGAGGCGGACTTTCCGAAGAAGATCTTTTTTATTATCTGAAGCACGAATTACTACCTCCGAAAGGTTACAAAACTGACCACCTGTGCCAGCAATAGGGTTTCCATTTTTATCTAGTTTTGGACCCGCTAAAATTATTTCCGAGCAAGGGTTGGTCCCCCATTCACGGTTAGGGTCACGGCGTCCATTCTTAGCAGCTTGCTTAGTGGCAGCTTGGCGATTAAAGATACCACGCTCACCAGATCCGCTTTCGGCTAGTGATGTCCACTCACGCAGGAATGACATAGCGTCAGGCTTCTCTGTGTAGGCTACAGAGTTATTAGCCAGGGCCATATGAGGTGCAGTTTTCCACCACTCGCCTGACTTCGCATGGCGCATACGGTCGTCTGAAAGATTGGATAATGAGATCATAGCGGAACGTCGTACACCGCCTACAACTACGACTTCACCGATCTTGCACATAATGCTGTGGCACTCGTAGCTGGAAAGCTTACGGCCTGTAGCCTGCTTGAATGTATCAATTGTGAAGTTGAACAAGTCTACCAAAGGCGCTGGGCCACTTGCCCGTCCACCGAATGTCTTCAGACGTGCGCCTGCAGGGCGTACATTGCTCACATCCCATTTAGGAATTTCACCTGCAAACAGCATGGAGATAAGTAGGCGGTATGCTTTTGCCCAGCCTTCTTTGCTGTCCTTTACCATGATAGTTGTTTCACTATCAAATAAGGTCTCAGGTACTTCAGGTAGATGCTTGATGTACTGGCGCTCACAGCTAAAGCCTACGCCTGTCCCACACAGCAAGATAAACATAGCTTCATCAAAAGCCTTCATGTCATCGATGACCAGGTAAGAACAATTGTACATACAAGTGTTGTCACGCTCTGCAGCGGTTCCTGCAGTCATCATAGAGCGCATAGAGGGCATCACTTCTAATCCTGTGATGGCTTCTGCAATCTCGTTCTGTAGTTTCTCATCAGGTACAACTGTAGCTACAATGTTGTCCACATAACGGCCTACAGTTTCGCCCCATGTCTCACGACGGCCTTCCTCTTCAAGCCAGCGGGCGTATCGGCTTGTGTGAATGAATGCCTGATAGTCGGTTGGTAAATAATTGTTCATTTCTGCTCCCTAAACGAGGTCTGTTAGATTTGGTTCTTCATAATTTGGTCCCTTTAAAACCTTGCCATCCTCACGGTAGATGGGCTGACCGTCTTCACCCAACTTGCTCATGTTCGAGGCGTGTACACGGCGCACAGCTTCGTCCAGATCCCAGCCAAAAGTGGCGGCAAATCCGAAGGTCACATAAACAAGGTCGGCTAATTCTTTGAGCATCTCTGGGGCGCTGGTAGCTGAAAGAACTTCGGCATATTCTTCCTTAATCAGGACAGTACGCAGAAGGTCTTTATTGCTGCCTTTTACCCAGGCATGCTTCATGCTTTGCTGGTAAGTGCGGGCAAAGTGTTCCACCATATCAAGAGGGCTTTTGCCCAGATAGGTGTTAGGGTCACGCAGTGATGCGTTTCCTTCATCAAAATATTCATATCCAGGGGTCAAGGCGCTACTCCTCTTCAAGTTTAATATCTTCATTGAGAAACTCACGACGCAGGCGGTGGATATACCAAACAGCTTTGTCCAAATCCTGAACGCCACCTTTGTATTCGTAGCGCCACAAGTATTTTATGGCGTTGCCTTGGCAGTACTTTTTGAAGCCTTCGTCACCCAGGGCAGCACGGATTGCTTCGATGCATTCGATGCCAGACTGATTGTAATGCGGGGGGCTGTTAACGGCGTCCATTAGTGTACCCGCTTCTTGCCATTAATCGGGATAACCTTGGCGTCGCTGATGGCCTCTAAAAGTTCTTCATCAGCCTCAAAGACAATTTCAGGGCCTTCATCGGCCTGGTCCATAACGTCTTTGAGCATACGGCCCATAGCGCCATACATTGCCAGCATCTCGAACCCATTGCTCAAAACCATGTTTAAGCCATTCAGGATGTCCATGAAGGGTTCCGCTTCCTCTTCGGACCACTGGTCAGAGAGGTTATGAATAACGGTTACACCAAAGTCGCCATCAGGATGTGGCTGCATGATGATACCCATGCTATCTTCGGGAAGGTCTTCAGGTTTCATTTTAATTTTCCGATCAGTTCAAAAAAGTGTTCTGCGTCGATGACAGCCAAAGGCTTCTGGCGGTCAGATTTGATTATGGCGATTGGCTCTGCTTTCGAGGGGCAATTGGCTTGCGCCTGCTCCATGAATTTGTAGACGCCTATGGCTTTCAGAGACTTACACTCAACTGAGTAGGGGAAGAGTTTCCTGGCGGCGGGGGATAACTGAATATCCTCACCGCCCTGTCCCATCCCTGTGGATCGAACATCATCTGGTTCCAATTTAGGAAACAGATCCAAGATTTTATCTCTAACCCACTGTTGGTGTTTACGCCCCTTTGCCTTTGCAGACGAAGGTTTGATTGCCACCTACAGTTCCTTTCCTTCATACATAACGTACCAATTTTTCTTAGGCTCTTTGGCCTTAGATTTTGGTTGTGGAAGAAGTTGAGCATTAGGCCAGCAAGCTTGCTTGAAGTCACAAAAACCGCAGGACATAGGTAGCTTTTTAGAACCCGTGTACTTCTTGTTAAAGAAGTCATCCACTGGCTCAAAGCAGCGCTGAAAAGACCAGCCTTCGTTAATAGCTTTAATCTTAGTAGCTATATCCGATTTAACTGCGTCCTTCTCTTGATCAGAGAACTCAGCGTCTACTACAACAACCTGTCCTGTGCTTTTACAAACTACAATCCAGCCGCCTGTCTTTTTATTCTGACCATCTGAATATCCGATCAATTGACCTACATATCCAAAAGGATCGTCAGCTTTCAAAGCAGGAAGACCTTTTTTCCATTTCTGCTCAAAGGCAAATGGCGAAGAAGACTTGATGTCATAAACCTTGTCATCAATCTCTACGTCGTCTTCACCCTTAATGGTGTAGCCCTCTAACTCAAGCTCAACTCTGGACTTACCGCCTGTGACGTTGACCTTAGATAGTTCGAGGACCAGATCCATAATGCATTCAATGGCGTCGCCATGAAGCATTCGCATAATGAAATTGTAGTCTTTGCGTTCTTTCTTCGCACCTTTGTTAGCCATCTGAAGCTGACAAAGAGGCTTACCCATATTGGACATACGGAAACGAAAGTCTTCGTCTTGCCGTGTGAACTGTCGAAGAATTGCTTCCTCAAAGCTCTGTCCAGCCTTTCTAGCCATCTTTGCCAACTCTTCAGGCTCAACATCAAGCTTATCAGCTTCGTTGTTAGACAGAAGGTCTAGGACTTCGTGGATTTGCGATTGCAAGTCCATTATGCGTCTACTAGGTCAGCTTCTAGGCTGTCTTCGATAGCCGCCAGGGCCTTGGTATCCAAGCTGTCTTCTGCAACAGACTTAAAGTACATATCATCGACGTACTTGTTCTCCGCAGTGATAGTATCTGCGAATACTTTCATCGTTTCGAACACTTCCTGTGTCATCGGTAGCTTAGTGCTTAGATCAGGCTTCCAGTGGATCTTGAAGAATACAGTGGCACCTACTTTAAGGCGCTCAGTAGACATCTCTGCCTCGTAGTCGAAGATATTGGCACCTTTAGGCAAAGCTTTGATGTATTCATTAAAGAAACCGCCGTAATTTGTACGGCCCTTACCCCAGTAAATGACGGGTTGGTTTTTAATAAATACTTCTTCACCAGATAGCGTGTGTCCATCCATAGAGACCAAGCCACGCACAACACGGCGCTGACAATCTTTATACTTCTGGCGAAGTTCTTCGTTTTCAGCACGGACTTCCCATTCTGGCATACCACAAGCAATACCGCCTGCTGTATCACGGGCTTCCTCACGCATGTTTTTCAATGCACGGGACTTAACGAGCTTATCATCTTCCCAAAGGAAGTACTGGACGTGTGAAGCCAGTGGACGAAAGCGAAGTGTTTTTCCGTAGATGATTTGATCAGGCATATGAACCCTAAATTCACCACGAGGCATAGGATTACCCTCGTCATCATCTGCGGCGTGTTGGTGATCCAATTTAGGTACACGCACGAGGGTGTCGCCGCCACCGCCCGATGCTGTTTCTGTTCCTAAAATATCTGCTAATTCTGCTAACTCAATACCATCAACGGTTGTTAGATCATTCATGTTGTGACCCTTTCTTAGTGGACTTTTATTATGGCACGTTAAGTGGCACTTCGTCAATCATATTCGACTTGGTCGAGCCAGTTTTTGCCGCCTGAAATTTCTATTGCTAGGGGCAGGGCGAAGGTGTAGCCCCAACGCTTCTCAACCTCTTCTGGAACACCTTGCATAGACCATGTGAGTGCTTCCTTAACCTGCTCAAGTTCATCAGGGTGACAGTCCACGCATATTGAGTCATGAACAGTCAGTATGAGTTTTGAACGAAGGTTAAGTTCCCTAAACTTTGCCAGCGCACGGATGCATGCCAGGGGTACTAGGTCGCCTGTGGCCCATCCCTGCACAGGATAGTTAACAACCTGTGTGGCGTTAGTGACACGCCCATTGCGTAACCGTCTTACGTTCGGCCAAAAGTATTGACGCCCTGAAGGTGTTTGGACGATCCCATTTTTAAGCACACCATCCATAAGACGCTTCTGATATTGTCCTAGACCTTCATAGATCTTGAAGAACTCTTGGAAGTAGTTGCGTATATGTTGTGGTTCACCAGCCCCCATACCACCATATAGAGGGGCGAAGGTGTAGGCCTTTGCTGCTTGTCTTTGATCTTTATCTATATTTTTTGCATCTGTTTCATTGATGATAGCTGCAGTTTGTTTGTGGATATCCTTACCTGTGAGAATATCTTCAATGATCTGTGGATCTCGTGAAAGCTCCCCAGCCACCCTAAATTCAAGACCGCTGAAATCCGCTTCGACGACAATGCCATCAGGGAAGCGGCTAACCACTGCCTTTCTAACAGGGAAGCCCCGCTTGGGCTGGTTTTGGAAGTTGGGATTGGATGAAGACAAACGGCCTGTAGCGGTTATGCATTGGTTCATGTTGGTGTGAAGTAAGCCACTAGGCCGTGTCCAGGTCTCAATGCCTTGGATAAAGCTATCCAGATAGGTGGACACAGCATTCAAACGAGACAGCTTCTGCAAGAACTCAACCGCAGTAAGGTTGTCTTTGCGCTGGGCTTGCTTGATCAGACTTTTAATTGTGGATTTGTCTGTCTTAAAACCGTTGATGGAACCGTAGCTAGGCTCTTCGGGAACCAGTTTAAGTCCTGCAGTTACACCTGTAGGATCATAGAAAGCTCCTACACCATTGCAGTTTGCACACTTAGATAGATTTTTCCAAAACTCTCCGTTCTTCTTAATCTTTTGTATTTTGCCCCTACCATCACATTCGTCACAGCAACGAGCCATAGTGCGCTGTA